ACAGTGAAACTAGTTGCAGACCTAACTTCACCGACAAACTCGCGATGACGCACAACAATCTTTTGGTCAGTTTTATGCATCGCTGGAATACCAGTCGATGCCCTAGTGACCAAAGAGTTGCGCGATACTTCATAATCACCAGAACCAAGCCAGCGTGACAAGGCGGCACCTAAATTATGCCCCACGCTCGACCCTGCGCTTGGCATGCCAACAAGGCCACCAACCGCTGAGCCACCCAAAGATCCAAGAGATCGTAAAGCAGCTCCAAGCCTGGTTATTTCCTGCTGTTCCTTCCGCTTTCTACGTGATGGTGGCGGACGCACCACAACAGTTCGTTTGGACTTCTTAACCATGCTGCCAGTTTAATATGTCGGACAAAACAGCATTAGGCCCAGGAAGGGAATGAAGGTCCTGCCTCTCAATCCCTACTGGCAAATTGCAATCTATAACAATTCCGTCATACCAGCGTTCAAGTGCCACCTGCTCATCAGGCAATACACCGAACGCATAGTAGAACGAAACCCTTGCAACAGCCGTTACCTCTGCCTGTTTCAATCCCACACTTAACTGGAGCTGGGCACGGTTACGATATACCTCTTCAATTAGTTTCCCACATGGTAAACCATGACGTTTAAAACATGCATAAAGAGCACCCATCACAGGCACTCCACCACAAAGCGCACCACCACACGTACCCACGGCGTCCAACCACTTGCGAAGGACGCGACTATTGGGTACAGGTACTAAGCACATTGGGTCCTTAGTAAGGACGGCGGATAAGTTACGCACCATCCGCCATCCTGTGCTTAGTTGTATGGGACGGGTCTGACAAAATTCCACATGCTCAAATTCGCATACAGTTGGCTCCAATTTAATATCAAAGCCACGTTTGCGGAACCATCGGCACAAGTTCATTCGGAATCGACCCTCGTCTCTGCGCTCGAGAAACACTACACAATCATCACCATTATTGGCGAGTTCAGCGTCAATTCGTATAGTGCGCAAATAACTCCATACGAGAGCGCACATGAGAATGCAATTGCCCAAGCTAGTATTGAGATCCCCCGATGAACGGGTACCCTCAATACCAAACTTGACGATGCCATCACGCGCCCTCGCAACACCACCATTAAACAGT